TCGCTGTACGGCACATCCTTGTTCTGTTGGTGTCGCTTGAAGGATGCCATGCGTGCAATGGTGTCACGGCTCAATCGTTCTCGGTTAGCGAGCTGATTGGCGCGTGTCCATCCGACAGCCGTGCCACACGATGACCCATTCTCTTCCTTCCACTTCAATGCTCGCTTTGCATTGTTGGTGGCCGCTTCAGGGTAATCGTTATATGTTTCTTCCTTCTGCATAATGGCACTCACAATGTCATCAAGCTCTTTTTGATTCACAAGTCTCGCATCTGCATCAGTATTCTCACGGATGAGCCTGATCTCATCCGGATTGTTATCGTAATGCCTTCCAATGTTCAATCGCTTGATGGTCTCCCACTTCATTTTGCCATTGGTGAAATACACCCGTGATCTTGGGATACCTATCTCATCACTTACCTTGTACACCGCTGCGCTATCTTCTGACTGTCGGCGAGTGATGACATACACTGTCTTGCCTTCCTCTTTTAACCGCTTAGCAATAGCCTGGATGTTTGGCTGATCAAGCGTATCATCGAAGTCAAAACTTATCTTGTTTGCATCAGCCTTCATCGTATGCTCACCTTCGCTTTCGTGATCTGATGCACTCTGACCTTCGATGGCAAGGTATGCTTGATATGCTCTTGTGGCTGATCGTCTTGTTTCATATACGCACTCACCATCACCGATGCGCCATTTCCCGTTGCTACATTGCTCTACTTGCATGTTATCGTCTTTTGGGTATTAATCGTCCTTGTGCATCTCGCTTATTTTCAAAGCCCAGAACGCATCTGCAATTTATTGTAAAAGCGGCAGGAGCTGCTGGATCAAGTGGGTAGTCAGCTGATGCCATTAGATTGTTTGTCCTACCCATTTGTGTGAACTTCTCACCAAGCTCTTTCACATCCCCGTCAAGCTTTGCGTGGTCGTACTGATCTTTCTCTTTAAAGCGTCTTGTACGGAAGTCGATTGTACTGATCCATTCCTTCGTCACCTCGTAATCTTGCAGCCTCGCTGCTTCAATGGCAGCAAGGTTCGCCGCTCGATTGCTTTCTGTCCGGGTGATGGTTAGTGCGCGAGCCTCTGATGCTACCTCCGGAGTGATGCGCCTGGAAATCTCCGCAAAGCCCCACCGCTCCTGCGTGCTTTGCACAAGGATGTTCAGGATGCGCTCCTTGGTCGTGGTCTCGATCAGCGTCAGCAAGTCGAGTGCCTGCTTGGTAAGCAGTTCGGTGATGGTCAGCAGGAAGTTGGCGTTGAAGAATGACACTTTCTGCCCACGCTTCAGTTGCTGCTTGGTCAGCCGGCCGAACTCCATTGCGACCGACTTGTGCAGTTTACTCACTACGTTGAGTAAATCCTCATTCAGTAGTGTGAACTGATGAAAAGCACGGTCAAAGCCGATGCGCTCTGCCTCGGCAATGAACTGCTCTGCCTGCTTGGTCAAAGCACGCTGCACACGCGAGACATTGGCATCCTCATGCTTTTTGAGAAGCTGGTGCCATCTCCTCCAGTACGATCTTCTTTGCCGTGATGTCATTTATGAGCCTTGTTCTGTATGCCTCTCTCGCCGCGTCTCTCATGCGCTTCTCCGTTATGCAGCCACGCTCCGTTGGCAGCTTCGGGAAGCGTGCCATGACGAGCGTGTTGATGATATGCAGTTCGTCTGCCGTCATATCTGCCCGAGCTGTTGCTCGCCTGCACTCAAGTCCATTGCAGCCTGGTCGATGGGAATCATGCCTTGAGCGATATACGCGGCATCATATGCCCCGCCCTTCGGCTCATAGTTCATCGCCACGCGCTTCTCGTCATAGGTCAGCCAATCAGCAGACCGCAGCCCGTTCACCATCTTCTCCATGTCCCTTTGCAGTTCAGGCAGAGCCATGATGTCAAAGTCAACGAACACATTGCGGTCACCCATCCGCGGGACGAGCCACTTGTTCAGCTCATCACGGAGCTGTGAACACATGGGCACGATGGTGTTGGTGACGAGGTCGCGGAGTGCGTTCTGGTAGTTATTATCAGCCATATTGTCAGCACTGAACAGCACGACCGGCATGCTGAACACCCTGCACCATTGTTCCAGGCTGAATTTCATCGTGTCGATCAGTGCCATCTCGGAAGAGGTGAGACCGAAGTTCAGGAACTCCCAAGGGGTCTGCAACATCGCCACCTGACCGTACCGGTCGTTGTTGTTGACCCGATCAGCCAATGCCCGCTGCATATTGGCAGCAGTCTTCTCATCCACAAGCGGGATCTGATTGCCGATTGCCTTTGGCACAAGCGCGCCCTTGGCCCCGCCGTTTGCCATCAACTTGGCTGCGGCCTTTTGGCTCTCGACCCCCATGATGTAGTTATTCCAGGCTGCTTGTATCGGAGACACCCCACGAAGGTGGGGACGGGTGACGGAGTCGAATTTCGGGTTCCAGCTCTTCCATTGCAGGATGTCCGACTTCTGAAATGAAATGTTGCCATTCCCGGAAGTCAGGAGCCAGCCGAGCACACCGAAGAGGTCATTCGGGTCAGCGATCAAGTCCATGAACTGACTGGGCATGACAAGCAATTCGGTGAACTCACCTTCGTCAATGTTGCCATCATTGCCCCAGATAAAGCCTTCGCCGGTCAGGAAGCGCATCCCGAACAGCTGCTCAAAGAACTGATCTTGTCCTTGGTAGCCATTCGGATTCTTTAGGAGATTAGACACCGGAGAATCCTCGACGATCATGTTCTCGTCATACGCCGCTTTGCGTTCCTGAATGGCGCGATCAAGCGCACCGGGATTGCCGAGGCCTTTGGTCAGTTGCTTGTATCGCTCAAGGCTGACGCGTGCCTTTGCCCCGCTCTTCTTCTCATACACATACCAAGGAATTGATGCGGCCTTGCGGGCCAAGAAGCTTACAATGGCGTACACATCGGCATTGTCTTGGTAAGCGTCAGTGTATCGCTGTGCATCGAATTGCTGAAGGATTTGCCCTTGGTTCATGGGCATGAACGCATATTGCATCTGCGATGGGTTCAATCCCTTCTTCCTGAATAGTCTGTCGATTATGCTCATATCACTCCCCAGGTGAGCCTGGGCTGTTTTAGTTTCGTGAACACTGCGTACCTCATCGCATCGACAAGGTGATCATCCATCTTCACGGGTTCTTTGTCGATTACCTTGCCGTTCATGTCCGTTTTCCACTTGTACTTCTTCAGTTCGTGGATAAGGTTCTTGCTGCTTGAGGTCACGAACAAAGGTAAACTTTTCACCTTCATGATTCCTGCATAGACATCCTTGTCGGCAGGCTTTACGTTCAGGCCCTGCCGATATAGCTCCTCAATCGTCTTCGGCTCTGCGGCATCGCAATATATCTCCGCGTGTGGGTCAACTACCTTCTCGGGTATAATCTCGGTCAGTTCGCCCGTAGTTATACCCGATTGGTAGTAAACTTCATGCACATAAAGTGCCTCGTCTGCCAGCGTCACCCGCACCATTGCACTGGGATTGCGGAACCCGAAGTCAAGGCCGTAAAAGACCTCCCCTTGCGGGACATTGTCAACAACCTTCCAGTGGGTGTAGATCTGCTCTTCGCTTGCACCCCTCTCCCCAAGCCCAAACACCTTCCACATCATCTGGTCAGCATGTTGGTACCCCTCAATGACCCTGCGCTGTGGCTCCGGCAGATGGGTGTTGTCACGGTATGTGCTGTGCACCTTCACGGCCTCATCGGAGTCAGCAAGGTCGTAGCACCAGATGTCAAAGTCAGATGGGTTCAGGTCGGTGATGACCTTGAAGCGCGTTCGCATGTCGAGTTGATCGAAGAGAGCCTTGGAGAGGAGATTCGCTTCATTGCAGAAGAGAATGTCACGCCCTGGCCCTTTCGCACGGTCATGATCCTCAAGCCCGAAGAACTCGATGTACGTGCCATTCTCGAAGGTGTAGATGGCATCGGTCTTGTTGTGCATATCCTCGTCATACCATCCCCAAGATTCAAGGATGTCGAAGAAGTCCCGCATGGCACCACGCTTGAGATGCGGTAAGCTGTGACTCACCACGCTGATCTTCTTCCGGTCGTTATTGGTTGCCCAGAAGATCAGTGCCTGAATGATGCCAAAGGTCTTTCCAGACCTTGACCCACCCTCATGGCAGATGTACCGCTTGTCACCAGCCAATGCCTTCACCGTGATGGCGGCGGGGCGGGTCAGCTTCACCCGAATGTCAGGAGGTTGCATCTGCATCGTCAGGCATTTCCATAATCACCCTGCCCTTTCCGGTGACGGCGATGTCAGCATTCACCTTCTGGGTGTTCAGCCGCGCAAGTTCATCGTCATCGGAGCAGAGCTTGAACTCGGCTATCTGGAGGGTGGCGTTGTCGGAATCGCGCCATCTGCGCCGGAGCTTCTTCTTGACCTTGATCTTCTCATTCTGAACAGCCTCTTTTATCTCGTCAACCTTGTTAAGCTCGTAGTTAAATGCCGTGGTGCGTGTGATGCCAAGGAAGAGCCACACTTCTTCAAGCGTGACGCATTCTTCCTGCGGTATTATCGCAAGAGCCTTGTCAATCATCTCCTGCTTATTCAGTGCCATTTGTTTCGTTTTTTGTCTCCTGCAAATTTACGGAATCCAGCACCGTGAACGGTATCTCTTCCCGCTGAAGGAACCGGAAAAGCAAGGTAGCCTGATCCGGCCAAACCTTGATATGCACGGTGGTGACCTTGTCTGACTTCTGTCGAATGATACTCATGACCTCGTTGTACTTCGCAGTGACGATCTCATCCTTGATGCTCATCAGGTCGTTGATGGCATCTATGGCATGCATTACCGTAGAATGGTCGTACCCTTTGCGCCCCATCGTGAGGGTACTTCCCAGGGTCTTGTAGGTCATGCCAAGCATATCCCTTCCGACTTTGTAGAACATGTGCCGTGCGCTGACTATCTCCCTGACCCTTGTCCTGCTGGCAAGTTGCTGCTCGGTCACCCCGAACGCCTGGCATATGGCATCAATTACCCGCTGAACGCTTTTCTGTGTGTGGTTGCTCATAACGCTATTTTCAAGATTGGTTTTTTGATTTCCCCGGTCTCCAAGTTTGCCACCCATACCCTCGGCACTTCATGTGCTACCCGCATCGGCTGGTCTTCCATCATGCGGGTGATTACGGTGACGGCTTGCAACTCATTCAGCGGGCCGTGTGCCTTGACCCCATCCTTTGTGACGTCAAGTACGACAAGATGATTTTTTTCCATGTGGTATCTTTTTTCTCATTTTCCCGTTTTTCCAATTTCGTTTTCTTATTATCTTCTCTATATACTCTTTTTTTCTTCTTTTTTATATTTATTTTTTCTTTTTTACTTATTAATAAGAAAAGAGTGGGAAATTGGGTAAAGTATTATTTTTCAATGATTTGCAGA